AGTTGAACCGATATGGCTGGGCGGCCAATCCGTGGGTCTGGGTGATTGAATATGAACGGGAGGAGCAACCATGACCAGAAAATTTAAGCCCGGTGACCGGGTGCGGGTGAGACAGTGGGAGGATATGGAAACAATTCCTGCGTTTGCCCATGGCATGAGGCCGCTCTGTGGGAAAACGGCGGTCATTGAGTGCGTGGGCGGGAATGGCGTAGCACATGTGATTCCATGCGACAGTGCCAACGATCCGCTGTGGGGGTGTTTCACCTTTACACCTGACATGTTCGAACCAGCAGAGGAGGCAGAATGAAACCAGAGCGCATAGTGGACAACCTTGTGAACCTGATGGTATCGGTGCTTGTGATAAGCGTGATATGGCAAGCGCTTGAACAGATGATTTACGATGAAATCCAAGCGAGGGCTGTTGATAGTATGATTTCGATTCTTTGGATTTGTCTGGCGGTCAGAGCCTATCGGGCGGGACTAAAGGACGGATTGGAGGCATGAGTATTGAGCATCTGCAAGCGGGTGAAATCGTGTAGGTTTGGGTGCAAGATTCGGTGCGGAAATCTATGGGTCTGTGATTATCTGCTAGAGACAGGGAAGATGCGGCCGTGTCCGGCGGAGGGGTGTACGGTGTACGAGAGACGGGCGGGGAAGAGGAAGGACGGGGGAGGGTGATTCATTGACAATCCAAGACAAAAAAGAAGCATTGAAAAAATATCAGTGGATTTGCTGTGAGGTCAAGCGTTTGAGCGGCGAAATTCTGCGGTTGCAATCCATAGCAGAGAGGGCGACTACCGTGTTATCCGACATGCCAAAGGGCGGAAACCGTGAGAGTCGGCCAGTCGAAAAATCAGCCATTGCAATTGATAAGCTTAGAAACATACTGCGCACGGAGCAAAACCGACTCATAACAGAGAGGTTGCGGCTGATGGGAGCGATTAACTCGGTTGAGGATGACCGACTTAGAAGCGTTCTAAATCTCAGGTACATAGAGGATTTCACATTTGAGAAAATTGCAGTAGAATTGGAGATATCCTACCAGTGGGCTTGTAAACTTCACGGCGATGCTCTCGAAAAAATATTACTCACTTGATAGTAATTGATACTCCATCTGTGGTATAGTGCATAAGTGAAAAAACATAGAAAGAGCTGCGTCATTGGCGTGGCTCTTTTGATTTGGAGGCAACGGAACGGAGGTGGGCCCGTGGCATTGAACGAACGACAGATACTATTTGTAGATGAACACATAAAACTGCATTGTAGAAGCGCAACACAAGCGGGAATCAACGCCGGATATAGCCGAAAATCGGCGCATGCTCACGTTCACAAGTTGCTGAAAAATGCTGAAATCCAAACATTGATTGCAGAACGAAAAAACCAACTGCGGCAACGGCTTCAAGAGGAGTTCATCTTCGACGCTCTATGCGCTCGAGAAACTATGAATAGAATCCTGAAAGACGAAAATGCAAGCGACCGGGACAAAATCACCGTTGCAAGGGATTTCTTAGATAGAGCTGGCTTCAAAGCGTCGGACAAAGTGGAACTATCCGGGGCCATCGCCACAAACCCATTTGCAGGTCTTACTACGGAGGAATTGCGTCGGCTGGCGGGCGTGCCATGATTGCTCCTGAAATTATCCTCGGAGCTAAAGCGGAGTTGGCGAGGCGGGATTTCTTCGAATACTGCGCCTTGAAGGCACCTGACTTTTACAAGCGGGAACGTCGTTTTTTGGTTGATTTCTGCAACCAATTTCAGGAATTCAGCGAATCAGACGATAAAGTCATGATTGTGAATATGCCGCCCCGGCATGGCAAGAGTCGCACTGCATCCTATTTCGTGGAATGGCGGCTCGGGCACAACATTCACGAAAAAATTATGACTGGCTCGTATAATGAAGTTCTTTCCACGACATTTGCAAAGGGTGTTCGAAATGCCATTTCAGAAGTAAAGGCCGATGCAAGTCGGATTGTCTATTCTGATATCTTCCCTGACACAAAAATCAAGCATGGCGACGCTGCTATGAATCTGTGGAGTCTGGAGGGTGGGTATAACAACTATCTGGCCACATCACCCACAGGAACGGCCACGGGCTTTGGCGCAAGCATCCTGATTATAGATGACCTCATAAAGTCTGCCCTGGAGGCTAACAATGCCGAGGTGCTGGAAAAGCATTGGGAATGGTTCACAAACACTATGATTTCCCGTCTGGAGGAAGGAGCTAAAGTCATCATTGTCATGACTCGATGGCATAGCGAGGACTTGGCGGGCCGGGCGCTTAAGCATTACGCAGAGCGGGGTGCAAAGATACGACACATCGTTTACAAGGCGCTTCAGGATGATGGCTCTATGCTTTGTCCCGAAATCCTCTCACTGGAATCATATCAGGAAAAAGTGAGTGCCATGGGCGCAGACATCGCATCTGCGAACTACCAGCAAGAGCCGATTGACATTAAGGGGCGGCTCTACAGCTCTTTCAAAACTTATGAAAAGCTGCCAATGGATGACAAGGGGAATCTGCTCTTCACGATGGTGCAAAATTACACAGACACTGCCGACACTGGTGATGATTATCATTGCAGCATTGATTATGGTGTGTACAACAGGGAAGCCTACATCCTGAATGTGCTGTATACCAAAGCCCCGATGGAGGAAACCGAGCCCGCTACGGCAAAAATGATGCACGATGACGGCGTGAATTTAGCTGACATTGAGAGCAACAATGGTGGGCGAGGATTTGCACGTTCTGTGGAGCGTATTTTGAAGGAAAAATTTCAGTCGAACAAAACAACGGTACGGTGGTTCCACCAGTCGAAGAACAAAAAGGCCCGGATTTTGTCAAATGCCACTTGGGTGATGGAGCACGTTTATTTCCCCACTAACTGGCGTGACAGGTGGCCTGAATACCATGATGCAATGATTCGATACCAGCGAGAGGGGAAGAATAAGCATGATGATGCTCCGGACTGCACCACGGGCATTGCAGAAAAGATTGAAGCAGGAAAGCTATTTGATTTTGATTAGAGGTGAAGGATTTGTTTAGGTTCACAGAAACCGAGCGCGTGAATGATTTGGTGGTGAAAGGTGCTGCGGAGCGCCTGACCGACGAGGGATTTATTGTAAATGAAATAAGGACATTTTTGGCATCACCAAAACGCAGAGCCATGCTTGATGGCGAGAAATATTATCGTGGAGAGCATGATATACTGAAGCGTCAGCGCCTAGTTATTGGGCCGGGTGGCAAGTTGAACCCTGTGGAGAATTTGCCGAATAATCGCATCGTGGACAATCAGTATAAAAAAATGGTCGCACAGAAGGGAAACTATCTACTTGGGCAGCCGTTTACGCTTCAGGGCGAAAATGAATCATACGTGGAAATCTTGAAGAAAATATTCGATAAACGATTTCGCCGCCTACTAAAAAATGTTGGCAAAGATTCGCTGAATTGTGGCATCGGATGGCTGTTTGTTAATTACAATGATCTAGGGGACTTAGCTTTCAAACTCATTAAGCCATTTGAGCTTATTCCAGGGTGGCGTGACTCGGCGCACACGGTGCTAGATTACGCTATTCGAATCTATGAAGCGATTGTTTACGAGGGGAAAAATGAAAACATTGTTCAAAAGGTTGAAGTTTATGACGATTCTGGTGTCCACCGCTTTGTTTTAGACGGAACCCGCCTGCTCCCCGACCATGACCCTGCGCTCGGCATTATCTCGCACGAACCTTACTTCACTGTGACAGAAGGAGATGATGTGGAGGCATATAACTGGTCGAAAATTCCTTTTGTTCCATTCAAGTACAATGACGAAGAAATTCCGCTGATAAACAATGTGAAATCGCTGCAAGACGGGCTGAATATTATCGTTTCAAACTTCCAAAACAACATGGAGGAGGACACCCGGAACACAATTCTTGTCTTGGTGAACTATGATGGCCAAGACCTGGGTGAATTCCGGCGAAATCTCGCAACTTATGGTGCCGTGAAGGTGAAAACTGTGGATGGTGCCGCTGGCGATGTGCAGACACTACAAGTTGAAGTGAATGCAGAAAATTATAAGGCCATTATCGAAATCTTCAAGAAAGCAATCATTGAAAATGCCATGGGGTATGATGCCAAAGATGATCGTTTGGGCGGGAATGCAAACCAAATGAACATCATGTCTATGTATAGCGATATTGATTTGGACGCAAACGAAATGGAGACGGAATATCAAGCGTCTTTCGAAGAATTGCTGTATTTCGTCAACCTGCATTTAGCAAATACTGGGGTCGGTGACTTTGACAGAGAAGATTTAGAGGTTATCTTTAATCGTGATATGCTGATTTCTGAAAGCGACATCATCGAAAATATTCAAAAGTCAGTTGGAATTTTGTCTGACAAAACCTTAGTGGCCCAGCATCCATGGGTAGAAGACGCTTCTGTTGAATATGAGCGATTGAAAAGGCAGGGGGAAGAGAGCGTGAATGAGTATGCTGGGGCGTTTCCACTACAGCCGGAGGTAAAGTCGGATGAAGAACGCTGAATATTGGCGGCGCAGGTTTGAGGCCGTTGAGCAATTATCTATCGACAGCGGCAGTAGCTACCTCGCACGGGCAGAGAAAGAGTTTGCACAGGCATCCCGGCGTGTTGGGCAAGAAATTGCATCTTGGTATGAGCGGTTTGCCGTAAACAATTCAGTTTCAATGGCAGACGCAAGGAAGTTGCTGACTTCCGGTCAGTTGCAAGAGCTGAAATGGTCGCTAGAAGACTATATTAAATATGGGCAGGAAAACGCTTTAAACGGCCAATGGATTCGGCAACTCGAAAATGCGTCTGCGAGGGTGCACATCAGCCGCCTGGAGGCGTTGCAGCTTGAAATTCAACAGCAGGCCGAGGCTTTATATGGGAACCAGCTTGACGGCCTTGACGGCTTAGTCCGAAAAATCTATTCAGACGGATACTATCATTCAGCTTTCGAGATACAGAAAGGGTTCAATATAGGCTGGGATTTGACGCCGATAAACCAAAAGCAAATCGAAAAGGTAATGTCAACTCCGTGGACGCTTGATCGGCAAACCTTCAGCGATAGGATTTGGACGCAGAAGCAAGCCTTGATTGGCAAAGTTCAAACCGAGCTGACGCAGGGGATGATTCGAGGGGACGCCCCCGATGCTGCAATCAAGGCCATATCCGACCAGTTCGGCGTATCAAAGCGGCAGGCTGGGCGGCTGGTGATGACGGAAAGCGCCTATTTTGCGTCGGAGGCGCAGCGAGAGGCCTTTTCGATGCTGGGTGTGGAGCGGTTTGAGATTGTGGCCACGCTGGACAATCACACCAGTGCCCTGTGTCAATCCTTAGACGGAATCGTGGCTGACATGAGGGACTATGAGCCGGGCGTGACAGCGCCTCCGTTCCACCCCTGGTGCCGGAGCGTAACAGCTCCATACTTTGATGATGATTTTGGCGAGCGCATTGCACGAGGCGAGGGCAACGAAACATATTATGTACCTTCTGATATGGCATATGGACATTGGTATAGCAAGTTTGTGGAGCCGAGTGTAGTCACTGAATTTGACAAAGAGGTCATCATTAGATATGTAGGCGGCGGGTCTTATGCCTTGAACGGAAAACTGCGAGAAGGCGTGCGTTTAACTAAAGATGAAAGCAGTTGGGTTGAGCGGCTGAATTTAGCATTATCAAAAATGCCGGATTATAGCGGGGATGTCCAGCGGGCGCTCTTGATTGGCGACAAAGACGATTTGACAGAATTCCTTTTGAGGCATACAATTGGAAATGAACTAGAATATCCTGCATTTACATCGTTTTCGAAGTTGAGCAGTTATAATTCAGATGCAAATATCCAAATGTTTGTCATCAGCAGAAACGGAAAGGACATTTCCACAATTAACGCAGGCGAGCAAGAAGTGCTTTACCCGACAAATAGCAGATTTTCGATTGTGAACTATCGGCTTAGCGGAGGTGTGCATTATATTTTGCTGGAGGAGTTGTGATGGATGAAAAGAAATTGTTTTCTGACGAGCGCTGGAATGACACGTCTTTGCCAAAGGTCATCGGCCACAGAGAGTTGACGTCAGAGGATAAAAAACGAGCAGAAGAATTCTGGCAACGAATTGAAGAGCGCAAGAAAAAAAGTGAGGAAACCGTCTGAAAGGGCGGTTTTTTCATGCAAAATAATCGAAGCGTCCGAAATGGACACTTTTATTATACCCAAAATGCGCCCGATTTGGTATTTCCGGGGCGGTAAAGCGGAAAGACAAAAAGGCGTGGTCGTGCCACGGAAAATAAACGGATTTTGAAAGGAAGATTAAACCATGGATAAGAATGAACTGATTAAGTTGGGTTTGGAAGAAGAAACAGCAGATAAGGTTATCAAGCTTCACAAAGACACGATTGACGGAGCGTTCGTTACAAAGACCCGTTTCAACGAGGTGAACACGGAGCTTGGAACCCTGAAAACCACATTAGCTGATCGGGATGGCCAGTTGGAAAAACTGAAAAACTCCACTGGTGATGTGGAAGTGTTGAAGCAGCAGATTATTGATTTGCAAGCGCAAAATACGAAGGTGGCTGACGCTCATGCTGAAGAAATTAAGCAGTTAAAGATCAACGCTGCAGTGGATGCGGCCTTGACAGCAGCGAACTCCAAAAACAACAAGGCAATTCGTGCGTTACTCGAAGATGTGTTGGAAAAGGCAGAGATGTCCGATGACGGGACAGTGAAGGGCCTTGCCGACGCAATCAAAAAGCTGACCATCGCCGAAGATTCTAAATTCTTATTTGAGACGGAAGCTAAAAAGACTATAAAGGGCGCTGTACTTGCTGAAACAGGAAACGATGGCCCTGACAGCAAGATTGATGCTTCGAAAATGAGTTATGAGGAATTATCGGCGTGGATGGCCGGAAATCCCGGAATGGAGATTTAAAAATTGAAAGGATGAACCCAAATGGCAAGATTTGATAGTAAAGTATTTAACCCGCAGGCATTTGGAAAGTACATTGACACAATCCCCCGTATTCGCTTGAACGAGCTGATTCGTTCCCGTGCACTTCGCCCCAATAGCCAAATCCGCAGCGCCTTCGCAAACCAGACCGGCGTTGTGTATGCCACACTACCCCTGTTTGGCCGTCTTGGCGGTGCGCCGCAGAACTATGACGGCGAAACTGATATCGTCGCCGAGAAGACATCCACCTATGACCGCAGCGTCGTCGTTGTTGGTCGTGCGAAGGCTTGGGTGGAGCGTGATTTTTCGGAAGACATCACTGGTGGCGTTGGCTTTATGAGCAACGTCGCACGGCAGGTATCGGAGTATTGGGAAGATGTTGATCAAGACACGCTGATTAATGTTCTGAACGGTATTTTCGCCATGACCGGCACCGATAATGCTGCATTTGTCACGAATCACACCATGGACATTTCCGACGCTGCAAATCCGAAGGTTGCTCCTGAAACCCTGAACAACGCTATTCAGCAGGCGAGCGGAGACAAGAAGCGGGCTTTTTCGCTGGCGGTCATGCATAGCGCAGTAAGCACGAATCTTGAAAATCAGGGCTTGCTTGAATTCATGAAGTATAACGATGCACAGGGTATCCAGCGTGACCTTCCTATTGCTACATGGAACGGAAGAACAGTGCTTGTGGATGATCACATGCCGACTGTTGACGTTGGTGGCGGTGAGATGAAGTACACCACTTACATTCTGGGCGACGGAGCTTTTGACTTTGAGAACGTTGGCGTGGAAAATCCCTATGAGATGGACAGAGACCCTGCAAAGTTTGGTGGTCAGGATTACTTGTACACTAGACAGCGCAAAGTCTTTGCACCGTTCGGCATCAGCTTTACAAAGTCTGCAATGGCCACGAATTCCCCCACTTCTGCGGAGCTGGAAACCGCCGCAAACTGGACACTGGTCAACGATACTGTGAAGCCTATCGCTCACAAGTCCATTCCCATTGCTCGTCTGATTTCGAAAGGTTAAGGTGAGCTTATGTATACAGAAGCCATGCTGAAAGTGCTGAAGAAGGGTGATTTGGTACAAATCGCCACGGACGCTGGAATTGAATTGCCGGAAGGGGCCACTGTTCCTGTGATCACAGCTATGATTCTCGAAAAAGGCGTTCCGGCTCCAGAGGTTGAGCCGGAGGAAGTGGATGGTTTCCCGAAGCATCCAAAGGATTACTTCATGGCGTCTCACTGGTATGCCCATAAGCGGGATATGTTGGATAAACTGCTGGATGACGAGAAGGAATATTCCTTCCCCATGGTTGAAAAAATGCTAAACAGGTAAGGGGGTGGCGTTCATGCTGGAAGATGTGAAATTGCGTCTGGCCTCGTTTGGATATACAGTCGTTGATGGTGACAGCTGGGTGTTGGATTTTGTGATTGATAAAGTTACGAATCACATCAAAAACAGCTGCAACATTACGGAAATCCCGGACGGTTTGAAGGAAGTTGCTGTTGACATGGTTGTTGGCGAATTTTTGAAGGGCAAAAAGGGCACCGGACAACTCGACGAAAGCGAAATCTTGGCATCGGATGCGGTCACTACAATCAAGCTTGGCGATACGAATGTGCAGTTTGACGCCGCAGCATCAAGTTCCGTGCAGTTGGAAGCCTTGATTGCGTACCTTCTACGGGGCTATGGTGCTGATCTGGTTACATACAGGAGGCTTAAATGGTAAAGCGCATGTTGAAGGCCAGAAAGGCCATAGAGAGCCTGTATGAAGGGGCGTGTACGGTTTATGTGAAACAGAAATCCGTTGACCTTGATACAGGTGAAACCGTATTCACGGATGCAGTGGAAATCTTAAATGAGCCGTGCAGATTGTCATTTTCCAGCATCGCACCCACCACCAGCGGCCATGCGGCACAAGTGAGCCAGTCGGTGAAACTGTTCATTCGTCCCGGCCTGACAGTTCCAGCGGGAAGCAAGATTGTTGTGACACAAGTGGGAGTGACGCAGGACTATAAGCAGTCCGGCGAAGCGGCTCGTTACGTTACACATCAAGAAATTCCGTTGGAACTGATGGAAAGGTGGGCTTGACTTGGGGAAGGGTGGCATGCAGGGGTTTGACAAGCTGCAAAAGCAAATTGAAAAGCTGAATCAACAGCTGGACGATGCGCAGGTTGAAGCATTCTGTCAAGCCTTGGCGAAAGAGCTTGCCGCTCGTCTGCTGGCGCAGGTCATCAAAAGAACGCCTGTGGGCGTATATGGAAAAGAAACGGGTAAAAATGGCGGCACGCTGCGTCGTGGTTGGACGGCTAAGAGCGAATCGGAAGCTATGGGCGGTACTGGTCCAAATGTCGCAGGATATGTCCAAAGCTTGACTGTGACGAAATCCGGTAACGCCTACGAAATTGAAATTGTAAACCCTGTGTCTTATGCCTCTTATGTGGAATACGGACACAGACAGGAGCCGGGGCGGTTCGTTCCGGCAATTGGAAGGCAACTAAAGAAGGCGTGGGTGGAAGGGCGGTTCATGCTGACGATTTCCGAAAAGGAGATTCAGCAGCAAGCGCCGAACGTGCTTGAAAAGAAACTAAAAAAATTCTTGGAGGATGTGTTGAATGTTACATGAAATTATGAAGGGTATATCCCGGAAGCTGAAATTGACATTTGGCGAGGGTTTTGAAGTTTACTTTTCAAAAGAAGTGCGGCAGGGTGTAGAGGAACCTGCTTTTTTTATTGCTTGGATTACGTCCACACAGCGGCACATGATTGATGATCGTTGGGAGCTGCGAAGCAGCTTTGACGTCCACTATTTCCCCGCTGAAGACGGCAGCAATACGGAGTTGGTGGAAACGGGAAGGCGTTTGTTTGAAGAACTGGAATTTGTAGAGCTGCTAAACGGCGATTTGGTGCATGGAACAGAGATGCGACAGGAAACCATGGATGGCGTTCTACATTTTTTCGTTGATTACAATGTCTTCCTGCTGCGTATAGCAGATGAAATCCCCATGGAAACCATGGACTTGACCCAATTAACGACAGGATGAAGGGGATGAATGTATGACAAAGACCATTGTGAAATTTAACAAGGCCAAAATTCTGAAAATGCAGCGCTACGCAGGCAGGGTTGACGCCTTAACGGTGCTACTAAAAGACCAGGCATACAGTCTGGCAGAAGTAGACACGATTTTGAAAGGCTTTATGAAAGGCAAGGTGAAATAAATGGCGCTTGGCGGCGGCGTATGGACTACGCAAAATAAGATTCTTCCCGGCAGCTACATTAACTTCATTTCAGCGGCAAGGGCAACGGTTACGCTTTCGGAACGTGGCGTAGCAGCTATGCCCCTGATGCTGGATTGGGGCGCTGACGATGAAATTTTCAGCGTGACCACAGCAGAATTCTTTGAGAAATCCAGAGTCATTTTTGGTTATGACTTCGCTCATTCGAGCATGAAACCCATGCGGGATTTGTACAAAAATATTCGCTTGGGGCATTTTTATCGCATGAACGGCAACGGAACTAAAGCTGAAAACAGTCTTGCGACAGCTAAATATTCCGGCATCCGTGGCAACGCACTTACAATTATCGTAGAGAAAAACGAAGCTTTTGAAACCGGAACCAATGAAATCTACGATGTGACCACTACGCTTGAAAGCGTGGTCGTGGATGCGCAGATGGCCGTCAAGGTGATGGCAGACTTATTGCCCAACGCTTGGGTGAATTGGAAGCCTACAGCCACACTTGCGGCTACAGCAGGCGAGCCGCTGACTGGCGGGGG